CAGGAACTTTAGGTTCTGGTAATTTGACAGTTGGTGGCACTATTACTGTGTCCGGGACTGTTGATGGTAGAGATGTAGCTAGTGATGGTACAAAATTAGATACTATTGAAACTGGTGCAACTGCTGACCAAACTAATGATGAGATAAGAGCTGCTGTAGAAGCTGCTACTGATAGTAACGTATTTACAGATGCAGACCACAGCAAGCTAAACGCTATCGAAGCTGGAGCTACAGCAGATCAAACTAATGCAGAAATAAAAACTGCATACGAAGCAAATGCTGACACTAACGAGTTTAGTGATGCAGAGCAAAGTAAACTAGCTAACATAGAAACAGGAGCTACAGCCGACCAGACTGCTAGTGAAATTAAAACACTACTACAATCTGACAAACTTACTTTATCTGAGATAGATACTAGCTCTACAGATAGCAGATATTTTACAGAAACAGAACTAACTAATGGTGCTCTTGACGGTAGATACTACACAGAGACAGAAGCTGAAGCTAAGTTCTTAAGACAAGACAGTACAGAAACTATTGCTAGTGGTGTTACATGGTCTAACTCTGACGCATTTGTAGCTACTACTGCTGCAATCAACGCTCGCATCATTGACCTTATAGACGAGGTTGGTGGTTTTACAGCTATTACAAACCAAACTAGCTTTCCAGCAACTAACCCACAGGGAGCTACAGGACAGTCTGCTATACTTAGTATACAGGCTACAACAGCTACACTAACACCTAGCGGTACAACAGTTACCATACCAAATGGTGCTGGTACAGGAAACACTGTAACTATTACAGGTGTGACTGCTGCTATACCTGTAGGTTTTGGTTTTCTAGTAGAATCAACAAGTACCTTACATACTTATAGCTTTCACAGGCTTGTACCGAAGGCTACAGAAGTTACAACAGTTGCAACAAACATAACTAACATTGTTAACGCTGGTGCAAACGTAGTTGATATAAATAACTTTGCAGACTTATACATTATATCTGCAAGTGAACCTACACAAAGAAATGATGGTACATCTTTACAAGAAGGTGACTTATGGTTCGATACTTCTAACGACAACTTACTTGTATATACAGGTAGTGCGTTTTCTATTATTACACCATCTCAATCAGTTCTTGATGACGTAGCTATTGTATCTGGTGCAATAACCTATCAAGAAGATCTAGGTCTTATAACAAATGCTGCATCTACAGGTAGCTCCAACGGGTCGCTTGACATAGTTGCAGATGCATTAGAAGATGAGATAACATTTACTGTTACAGCAGCCACAGGTAAATTTATTATTGATGGTGTAGATAAGCCTGCACTAACACTACACAAAGGCTGGACATATACATTTGACGTAAGTGACGCATCGAACGCAAACCATCCACTACGCTTCTCAAGCGGCGGTAGTGCTTATAATACTGGTGTTACTGTTACTGGCACTCAAGGACAAGCTGGTGCAAAAGTCCAACTTGTAGTACCTGAGTCACAGCCAGCATCTTTCATATATTACTGTACAAACCACAGTGGTATGGGCAACTCAATTACAGTTGTCGAAGATCCAATCAAGCTCGTAGCTGATATTTCAGCAAATGTTGTAACTGTAGCTGGTATAGCTGGCAACGTAACAACAGTAGCAAATAATAACTCAAACGTAACAGCTGTAGCTAATAACTCAAGCAATATTAATTCTGCTGTAAGTAACGCATCAAATATCAACAGTGCAGTTTCTAATGCGTCAAACATTAACTCAGCAGTTTCTAATGCATCAAACATTAATACTGTTGCTGGTTCTATCAGTGATGTAAACAGATATGCTAACGAGTATCAGATTTCTGCCAGTGCACCTAGCTCTCCAAGTGCTGGTGACTTGTGGTTTGATACTACTAATACTACACTTAAAAATTATAACGGAACTTCATGGTTAGGTATTACATCTAACTCTGGTATCCAAAATGTAGCTGACGACACCTCACCCGAACTAGCTGCTGCATTAGATTGCAATAACAACAACCTTACAGAAGTTGGGACTGTCAGTGGAGACAACTTACAAATTGACTTCGGAACTCTATAAATGGCAAAATTATTAAAACTAAGACGAGGAACAACCTCGCAACATGGTAGCTTTACCGGGGCCGAAGGCGAAGTTACTGTAGATACAGACAAAGAAACTCTTGTCGTACATGACGGCTCAACAGCTGGTGGTCATCCAGTAGCAGCAGAAGACATGGCTAACGTATCTTCCGCTTCTATTGCTGGAAGATTAAGTAATGATTCCATAGCAACATCTAAAATTGCTGCTGGAGCTTTACCATCTGACGTAACTGTAGCTAGTGCAAACATAGTAGACGGAAGTATCGTGG